CGGCTGCGTAACGGTTTGGGTGTAGTCCTGAACCGCTCCAATTTGCAGTCTCATCCGACTTGAAACTACGCAATCTATGTCCTCTTCGATTATAATCGAATTCAGCCACAGACTCCTCTCTCCAATCAGTTTTTGAACTATACCCATAGTCCTTTTCCATGAACCGGGTTATGACTGGATGACTAATGTGTACGCCGAATGATAAGTGATTTGCGAGTAAATCAACTAAATCTCTTATCGAACCACTATCCAAGTCATACCTAAGAGCAATCTGCTCATCACTAGGTGAATCATATTGCTCATCAAATTTGTTAGCCTCAAGTAACTCTTTATCAAAGTTCCTTGTCCTCTTTCTAACAAGTGTTCGTGGAAAAACTTTCTCAAATGCTTGCTGAATACTGGTATTCCCCCAGCACCTTCTCGAGTAAACCACCTCTCCATAAAAGCTTTTGATTGCTTCATCAAGCTTTAATCCAATATCACTCTTAATATCTTGGTTACGGAAAGGCAGAGCCTGCACCGGTTGCACCCCCATCGAGCCGTCATCTCTGATGAAAGGCCAACATTTGAGAAAGCTCAATTCTTGAAGTTTATTAGCTGGAATAAATTTAACCATAAAGCCAGCCCTAACACCCGCGGTTTGCACTAAAATAGATGGATCAAGCTGATCTATACGCGAGTTAGGTATTCTTGATAATAGATCAGCAAATGCTGTGAAGAAAAAGATCTGTGCTTCATTGTTTGCAGCAGTGGTACCTGAATATCCACTGGGCATAACGCATTGTCCCTGTCGTATTGGTATAACCAACTTAGACTTACGATGGTGAGGATTCTTAAACCTAATTGGTTTCTTACACTGCCAGTAACTATGATTTATAATCCTAGTTAATTCTGGTCTAGCTTTCTTAATTTTATTATGAAGTGATTCTAGCACGGGTCTCCCAATGCTAGCATCAGCTTTTTCAAAATCCCCATCACCATACTTGACTGTTGTTCGTCCCCGAATACTAATACAACAGTCATCAGAAAAGAAGACTATTTCTAATTTATACCTAGGGTTCACCATCCTATCAAAAGCCTCCAGCAAATACTCTTTCTTTGGTCCCGGAACAAACGTACACCGACACTGTCTATAGACAAAATCGGATGCAAACGCCTTCTTGACCAACGGGAAAACAGGGCCCAACTCAAAAGATGAGTAGGGTCCTGGTTCTGCTGTGGCTCTTAGCTGTTTTCCATCAGCTAAGCTCTCCTGTGGTTTACCACTATAAACGGTGTTTTTAGAATATGGTGTATAGTCCTCTATCATTTCTCTCCCCTCTTTAGCTCGCTCAACAGCTAATGAGTTACGATACGCCCTTTTTGCACATGGTGCGCTAAGCCACTCATTAAAAAGATCATCGTATATTTTACTTCTGTCAAAAACAGAAAGAAAATGTTGAACAGATTTCACAATCCCAACACTGAGGCTATGGCGCTCCTGATTACGCATCAAATCCTCATGTGTTAATCCTCTCTGCAAACAAAACTCGTTCATCTCCCTTTCAAAGAACATTCGTTTCATCCCAGCTCTTAATTCAGTTATTGGAGTTATGGCATATCTACAAGCCCCGCTATTAAATCCAAAACAGTTAAGAGTCTTCTCTCGCTTAGTCTGCACAAAGGGTTTCCTCTCTACAGTCAGATGAGTAAGAAAACCAACTTCATCAATGCCAATACTATAACCCCTAGACTTAATATTGGCACAATCAAACCTAATATCACAAATCTTGCCCAGCTTGATTGGTTCGGTAAGGGTAGGCCAAGCGTGGCGAATGCCATAGAAATGTATCCCATGGCGCCTACCCTGGTTTGAAAATTTACATTCCTTAGAGTATTTTGAGCAACTAAAGAATGATTAGTGGAAGTAAAGACTGTTTGACACTGTTTATGAAAACAAAAATACTCAACAGTTGGTTCAATAACAACTCGTGAATAATGTAGGAACAACCGAGATTGATAAGAATCCCCAGACTCAGCCCAACGCCTAAGTGTAGGGTGGTTATTTTTAAGGTAATCCCTAGCTGTAGCGTTCATGGTTGTCGAAGCAACTTGTGATGAGTACCGCATATCTAACATGGCCAGAAAAACACTATTAATACTAATTTCTACCTGAGATGTATACCCGTAATGATGCATAATATTGTCGCTATGACGAAGGCATAAAAGTGATCCGGACTCCAAATCTCGGTATTCACCAATATCAGCCACTACTGATGAACCATGATCAATTCTAACATCTGTAGCTGCAGCCTCCCGTCTTAAAATTTTCATTACAATGTACAACAATATCACGACTATCCATCCACTACAAATGTATAAAGCATACAACTTAAGGTCAACATATTTTTGTGGAGGGTACTTTACATAGGCAAAAATGTTGCTAATAGCATACAATATCACTAAGCCTAACTCCCAAGTAAGGAAATGTCTATCTTCCTTAACTCTATAAACAATCACCTTTTTATATCTATTCCGACAGTGTCTTATTAAAAATTTATTAATAACATTCTGGTATTTACGACGATGCCTCATATATTTCTCGCCAAGCCTAAATGTAACGTAATAACCCTTGTTACTATAAACAAAACTTGGCCCAAACTCCTCAAATAAGAAACTACGCATATAATTCCGAAAACAAGTTAAATTAACCCCAGAACCCCATATTGAAGCCTTATGTTGTCTAGCTAACTCAGAGATACGAAAAAGTTGCAAGGGTTTCTTTAAATCTATCTCTTGCTCGACAAAATCTTCTTTTTCATCTTCTTTCTCCTCTGATAGAATTTTAGATTGTTTAACAGGGCCGAAATGAAGTATACAATAATGACACCTACTGCCAGCGACTAAGTCACACTTGAACTTCCTGGCGTGATATGGGATATCCTTTGGAACTACACCCGTTTGGCAAGACGCGCACAGACACACATTAGGTTTCACCCCTTTACCATTAAGTCCACCGCGCTTACCTCCTTGTACACTTTTAAATTTATTAAAATTCTTAACATCATCAGAATTGGTGGCTTCCCCACAAACACCATTAAGGGATGAACATCGACAGAAACCCTTAGAACAAACCTTAGCTATGCTGGTAACCCAATATACCACGCTGCTAATTCCCTAAAACTGATTTGTCAACATCATAAACGCCTTTCGTGTCAAAGCAGGGTTTCTTCTAGCCGCTTGGAATACCTCTGAAACAGCTTGCATTAATGGACCTTGGAAACCACCTACAGCTTCGTATATCTTGTGTAGCATGGTCTCCGAAACACCATCTACACTAGAGCCTGACCCTTCCGAGGTTCTTGCAGTGGCGGCCAATGACTGAATAAGTGGTGTGGCCATCATATGATAAATCAATTCCACGGCTAAAAAAGTTGCATCATTATTAGCCAAGTTATCTATTTGGCAATAGATAGCCGTCCAGTCGTAAGTGGACGTTGGTCCAAAATTTGAGAACCCACCGCCAAACACTCCATTAGTGGCAGTGACTATACCATACTCAACATTTGACAAAGCAGAGTTGTCTGTAAAAGATGGATTGGTATCAGTTGTATTTCTAATTGTGAATGCTCTTCCACCGCACGGCATATTTCGTAAGACTAAATTATCTTCCATAAGGTCGAACGAAGTACCCCTAATACAATTATTAAACTGGGATACATCTGCAGTAGATATAATTTGCCCAAAAGCCACTGAATCCAGCTGGGTTGCACTATTAGCAGCATTCGTCTCACCAAGACTGAGTACAGCATTTCCATAAGTCTCGCCTGTTCCAGCTATACTAGCGAAACGATACTCTACAGCTGCTAAACTTGTTGCCCGCATAGATCTAAAACGGGCTTGTGATGCTAACAAAACAAAATTTGCCCAACTCATACCCAATCCAGTATTGACAGTTCCATTAGTATTGTCAATAATAATAAAAGTATTAGAAGTTGAACTACCCCATTGAACAGCATTAGCTCCAACTACTTTAGATGCAATCAAGTTAGAGATATAACCATTCCATACAGGGCTAGCTAACAAGGCAAACTGAGCCGACGTCCCACCTGATGTAGGCGCTTTTAACAGCATGGTTACTCGATGTACAGCTGGAATCATCCCATACCGACTCATAACACAGGCACCAACCGCTTTTGGAGAAAACGCATTATACACCATAGTCTTAGCCACCACAACAGCCTTAGGTACAGATTTAACCACTGTTTTAGCTTTTGGCTTCTTCACAGACTTTTGTTTCTTTGGTCTAGGATTAGGATTATTCTTAGGTTGGTAAACAACAACTTGATTATTAACAGCGGCTTTTGATTTCTTCCCTTTCCCACCAACTATAAGCCCGGATACATAAAACCCAATTCGAGCTTCCTGATCAATCATCGATTTCAATTCTAAATCTGTCAGAGGCCAGACCTGAAATTCTGGAAGATAATCTATCTCATAAAGGTGTTCCCGGTCATAATACCAAACACCTCCCATAATAAATTCCCTTAAATCAACTAAACTAAAGTCGGTGGGGGATATCTTCCTTAGAACAGTACTAGCAGTTGGGTCAAGGGGTAGATCAGAACATCCTCCTCGGCCAAGTGGTTTCATATACACCACATTAACTGGCAACTCCTGTAAATCTCCTTGGGTAGGATTGGAAGGATATGAAACAACCTTCCATGGATTAGACTTCATCTGGCTCACAAGTGCGTCTAAAGTGGTCGCATTAAGTTTGACCATCACGCGGACCTTTGAGCCTGCTCTTTCTCCAAATTTACTGGATAACACATCCTCGGTTGTGACAAGTTGATAGAGAGCTATTTTCCCCCTAGACATGGCTATCGTAAGTCGATCCCACTCATTAACCTCAACACTATTAGCTAATTTGTCTCGAGTGTCTTTATCACCATAAGGTTCAAAAGACAACTTGCCATTGAGACTTTTAGAAGCCAAATAAGTTATCTTCCTAGATGGCACAACAGGACCACCTTTAGTAGTATAATCAAACTTAAATGACTCTCCATAGCCAATACCTTGGACCCACCACTCATGCGAATTCAAAAAAGCGGCGGCAACTGCTTCAATTGGTGGATAATTATTTGGCCGTAATCGATCAATGTCGTCATCATTGTCATCAAAACGGCTCGCTATTTTGCGGCTTTCCCTCTTCTTATCCTCCAACATCTGTAACCTCTTATATTTAGCTTCCTGCACGTGCACATCCCGTTCATGGCCTTCGCCATAATCCGAGATTGTGTCACTATAAGTGTCTACACTTTCATCATCTAAAGAAATCATACTAAACATTATAGGTGGAGTGTTGTACACACATTGCTGTGTTCGGGTCCCCCAACACCAAGGACACCTAGCTTGCTCCAGGCTTATTAAACCTTTCACTACACTTGCAGTTTCATGCACTGTTCCATAACCCTCATCTAAGTGGGCTTGACGAATGTAACCAGTACTAACAAGTGATCAACTATTATTACAGCCCAATAAAGTGCCCATAATAGAAGCATATTGTCAGGTTACCGACACTATGGAAACCATCAC